AGGGATCAACAGGCCGGATATTAGGATCTGTAATTGCATCCCGGCCATTGCCCCAGGCGGCACCGACTTTGGACGCCATCATCCGAGCGACGTCGAGTGGGGTCAAGCCCTTCTCCGGCAAGAGATTCAGTGTCTCCCTAATCTGAAGGTCATCGTGCCCATGGGTAATAATCCCATGGACTGGCTCATGGACCTCCAGCAAATCACCAAGTGGCGTGGCTCCCTATTCCCCCCGGCCAATGAACTGATCGGGGACCACTACAATGAATACTGGCCCTTACTCCATCGGGATCCAGTCATTGAAGTGCCGGATCATGTAGCCCTGATCCCAACTTTCCATCCCGCGGCAGTCAGTAGACAGTTCCCCTGGCACTACTGGGCCATCAACGACTTCCGTAGGGCCAATGAATATGCCAACGGCACCTGGAAGAAGCCTCACTACCGGGAGTGGTTCGTTAACCGGCCCGATCAGATCGACAGGTTCGTGGACGATACCATCATTGCCCATGAGCACTTGGTCTCCATCGACACCGAAATGAACCCGGCCATTGTATCACTGGTCAGCGAGGATGAAGTCCATGTCTTTACATTCAATGAAGTTTACAGGCCTGCCCTTACCCGGCTCATGTCCAGTCCAGTCGTCCTCAAGCTGGCCCACAATATGGCCCACGACTGGAGACAGTTCCTTAAGGTATTCGGTATCCCGGTCAGTCCCCCCTGGTTCGATACTATTGCTGGGGCCCATATCCTTGAACCCTCTGGAATGGACCCGAACGGGGATAGAGAGAAAGTTGCCGGAGAACAGCAGGTTGGGAAAAGCCTCAGCCCTCATATCGCAACTAGATACACCCCCTGGCCCTTCCACAAGTGGCTAGAGTCCATTGACCAGCATCATTATTGCGGCGTAGATGCCGTAGTTGCCTACGATGCGTACTGGCCTCAGATAGATGGCTTGATGGCCATGCCCAAGGGCCTGGAACTGATCAACCACGACCATAAACTGTTCGCCGTTACCATGGCCATGCAAAACCGGGGCCTAAGAATTGACGAGCCTGCCAGACAGCATGAAGTAGAGGTCCTGACCCAGGAGACAACTGCTCATGCTTGGGCCCTTGAAGAAATGTGCGCTCCCCACATCCGAGAGGCCTACGACAAGGGCTCACTGAAGAAGCCTCATTTATTTAAGAAGATTATTAGGTGCAAGTGTTGTAGAAATGCTTCCAAGAAGAAAGATCAGTGCTGGTCCTGCGCTGGATTCGAAACTGCCCCATCACTGATGGACCTCAAGGACCTGTTTACCAATGAGAAGGGCCAGTACGGAGAGCCACCAGGAAATCACTACTGGCATGTGGTAGCCAGCAAATATCCCGACATGAAGCGGGACAAGATGCGGGACATGTACAAGCCCCTCAAGAAACACTACGAGGCCGAACTATTATCTAGCTGCGAAAAATGTGATGGTGATGGTGCCTGGGAAGAGTGGCAGCCCATAAACTTCGACAGCCATGATCAGATCAAGGATTTATTGTACCGGGTCCTAAAGATTCCTGCCCGACGGACCAAGGGCAAAGAGACTATTAACATCCACCAGCTAATCCCATTGGTGGAATCCGGTGGCGTCTACGATGTAGCTAACAGGGCCACCGACCATCCCAGGTACACAGCAAGTGTAATCCTGAGTCTTTACGTCGAGCGTAACCAACTAGTTACTCAACTGGAGACAGTACAGGAAATGGAGCCCAATGAAGTGGGCCGCATCCATCCCATGTACGATCTCTGGTACACACCAACACAAAGGGTGGCCAGCCGTGCCAGCTTACACGATCCCGGCAGGAATGCACAGAACATATCCAAGAGGGCGAGGCGGTTTATCATCCCGACCGACGAGTACGCGTTCAACTATCCCGACTACGCCCAGATTGAAGCTCGATGCGTGGCGGTACGTTGCAAGGACAAAAAGCTCATCGAGATCTTCCAGGACCCCACAAAAGATAGTCACATGGAAGTGGCCCGCCTTATCGAGGGAAGCTGCGGCATTAAAGTCTCTCGGGATGGGTCCAAGCGGGTTACTTATGCTGCCATGTATGGGATTGAAGCCGAGCATCTTGCTTCAATTCTCGGTATCAACGTCATGGAAGCCAAGACGGTACTTGCAGCGTTCTTCTCCACGTTCACCGGCCTTAGTCGCTATCGAGAAGAGGTTGTACGAGAACTTAGATCGTCTAGAAGCAACACTAGCCCCACGGGCTGGAGAAGAAGGTGGCTCCAGTACATCATGGTCACCAAAGGTAGGGATAAGGGGACTGTTCGGCCCAAGATCATTAAGGAAGCCCTGGCCACCACTCCCCAAAACATGGCTGCCCGAATTCTGGGACTAGGACTGATCCACATGTACGAGAACCACGGGGACTGGCTCCATCCCGTAGCTCATGTACATGATGCCGGATTATTTGAAGAACCCCTGGACCGAATCATGGAGGCAGACAAGGTAATCCTGGAGGGCATGAGCCTAACGCATTGGGACATGCCCTTTCCAGCAGAGCCCAGTCATGGGCCCAACTGGTGGGTGGCCTCCATGAGCGACAAGGAAAAGATCGACAACGATTGGTTTACCTGGACTAGAGCTGCCTTACAGCACGCCCACAATGGCTGAGTCCAGTACAGCGGACAGAATAACTAAACTTTTCCCCCTGATACCCATGGACAAAGACATGCCCGAGGCCAATAGAGAATGGATCGCGGAAGGCCTGATCATGAAGGGCAAGATTAATGTGATGTTTGGCCCTGAAAAATCCGGTAAGTCTAGGGCACTAGGCTGGATCCTCCTGCACGCCATTGCTGGTCACCAACTCTGGCAGGGTATCGAAACGAAAAGCCCAGGCAACGTCCTATACCTCCTGGGAGAAGAATCCCAGAACGACCTAGTGGATCGAATGCGCCTGTACTCAGGCATTCTGGAACTGGACTACGATGCCATCCCCTGGGCCGAGAACATGACCTTCATCGACGCTGCAGGCATGAGACTAGACCAGCAGCCCCAGAGAAACTGGCTCCATAAACAGATCCGTGATGGCCAGTACGACACCATGGTCATAGACCCCATACGCAGGGTTCATGGAGCAGCAGAATCCAGCAACGATGAAATGTCCAGGATCTTTAACGACTTCAGAAACTGGACCAACCAGTATGATCTCACCCTGATCATGATTCACCACACAGGTAAACTAAGAGAGGATGATGATGAAGACAGAATCGCAACATGGTCCCGAGGGGCAACAGACCTCCCAGCCGTTCTCGATTGGGCCACATATCTTAGACGGTATCAGTCTGGGGGCGGGCGAGCGGATCGAATTGTTGTCAAACGAGCAGGGCGTGCCCCAGGTCTTGATCCGCTCACACTCTGGGATCACGGAGATAAGAAGCCTGGGTGGAATTGCAAGCCCTCAGCTTGAAGACCTCCTGACCATGAGTAAAATCATTTTCATACAGGACCAGGAAGCCCATAGGGATAGGAGAACCCGGAACGACTACGACAGAAGGGCTCCCCAATGGCAGAACCGCAGGCAGAATGAGTCAAGCCGCAGACGGGAGAACGTGGGCCGTGGCTAGGAAACCACCCTGGTCCTACCACCGGGACGAAGTGCCCAATAGGTTCACTCTTGCAGCCTGGCGCCGGGTGGCCAGCAGGATAGCAAGAGAGAAGGGGGCCTTAACTGCCTGCGGTATCTGCAAGAGGCCCCTGCACAGCTACGGCCGGTTCATGCTCAAGCATCCCATGAGTCATGGAAAGAGCAGGCAGCGAAAAATCTGTACAATTTGTGCGGACCTCCTGGTCACCTTACTGGATATATTGGAGTGGCATGGGGCCAGCGATAATCTGCCAGCCGAACTCTGGCATGATCCCCGACTGGAAGATCCCATGGGTTACCCACTGGAGAAGAAAGATGGATAGGTACCAGGAACTGGCCGAGAAATTCCTGGCCTCCAACGGTAGCGACATAGACTTCGGCAGGATCGCCCGAGAGGTAGGCTTTGAGCGGACCCCCCAGCGACAGTCCAAGGCCGTGAACGAAGCTTTGTCTAAGGCACTTGTGGATTTGTCCCGAGAGGCTGACGTAGGCGATGGCATCCATGAGCCCATCACCGTAGACGAGGATCAACTGGCCCTGGCAAATCTCCTGGCCTCAGAACATGATCCCAACTGGACCGAGCTGGCCCGTCTAAGCAAGAGAGTCCTGTCCAAGATCGCTGCCGGGATACTAGAATCAGAGACCGGCCAAGTGTCTGCCCTCAAGGAAGTGATTGGCCGGGCCGAGGGCCGGATCGGGGCCGAGGCAGAAGACAAGGACGAGAAGGTGCATATACTGATCCTTCCAGTAGAGGATTCTGGGGAAGGACCCAGTGTAATTGTGCCCGCCAACCTAGAGGAATGACATGGCCGTACAAGTAGGAGGGCCCCCCAAGCATTTCCCAGGCCTGGGCCCGCCAACGGTCAGTCCCGGAAGGTATGTTGCCGAGGCCCAATTCCTAAAGCTGTGCTACAATGGAATCCCTCACAGGTTTGTCCGCGAAGACCGGCACTTCCTCATGGCCTACAATGAGGCTGCCAAGCGGGACGAGCTAATGGAGCTTATTGATAATGGAACATGACGACGGCCAAGTGAGATCAGATGGGCACTTCGAGCCCTTCAAACAGACCAACATCCCCAGCCTGGAGCAGGACAAGAGGATCAGGGGATTGGAGACTAGTGTCCTGGAACTCATGCACGAGATCACGGAGACCAGGAGACAAGTACACGTACTCCGACAGCAGACAGTCAGGAATCATATTCAGGGCCCCATGTGCATTTTAGTGGAGGGCCACAAGGGAGAATGCAAGTTTGAATAAAGTAGTCTGGCAACCTAACCCTGGCGCCCAGACGGCTTTCCTATCTGCCATAGATCGGGAGGTACTAATGGGCGGCGCCGTATCAGGAGGAAAGACTGATGCTCTATGGGCCGCACCCCTCAGGTGGATCTGGTCCCCGTACCACCGGGCCATACTATTTCGTAGGGAGAAGGATGACCTTCAGGAGATCATCGACCGCACCCGCTCTGTCTATGATCTCATCTGCCCCGGTGCTAAATGGGTGGCTTCACGATCGCGTTGGGAGTTCCCCACCGGAGCAAAGATCTGGATGGGAGCGAGTGAACTGGAGAAGGATATTGAAGCGTGGAAGACCTTCGAGTTCAATTTTATCGGCTTTGATGAACTGACCACCTTCCTCCAGAGCCAGTACACCTACATGATGTCCAGGAACCGGAACAAGTTATCCTCTGGCCTGCCCTACCAGATGCGTTCCGGTACCAACCCTGATGGTGAAGGCCACGAGTGGGTTTACAACAGGTTCATTGCAGGCAAGACTCCCTACCTGAGCTACCGGTACCAGAGCACGGTCACGACACCGGATGGTACAGTGCGTGAGCTGGAGTTTACCAGGAAGTTCATCCCGGCCACCATCTTCGATAACCCTAGTGTGGGTGATCGGGACGCCTACATTGCAGGACTGCAGCAGATGGGCAAAGGTCTGGCGGACGCCATGATCTACGGTAGGTGGGACTACTTCCGGGGCCAGATGTTTCCCCGTGGCGACTGCCCCATTGAAATGGTGGCACCCGAGGTCAAGAGCCGGGATCATTACGTAATCAGGGCCCTGGACTACGGTTGGACGGACCCAACAGTAGTACAGTGGTGGATCGTCTACCCCAACATGGTCGAGAAGCCAGTCCTGGAGCTAATTTACGAGATTGAAATAACGGAGGCCGCTGTTCCAACAATCGTGCACTTGATGCAACATGCAGAAGAGGTCCTTCAGGGAGAGGGCGTCAACATCCCCGCCCGGTTCTCCGTCATTGACCCCAGCACCAAGAGTAGATCAGGTGCAGCCGGGGGCAAGAGTATCCAGGACCTCTTTCAGATGGCTGGCATCTGGTTCGAACAGGCCATCAATGACCGGCAAGCCGGATGGGCCTTCTGCCGGCAACTGCTGGAGAATCATCAGATCAAGGCATGGGAAGGCCGGGGCCTATACCTTATCAACACGATATACAATCTGGTTAGGCGCCCTGGCACCGAAGACATCAAGGACAAGCAGAACGACCATTCCGCGGACACCATGAGGTATGCCATGATGGCGTTCTACGAGGGTACCGGCAGAGCCCCGCCCCCGGAGACCGACTCACAGAACCCCAACATCGACCAATACTTCCCCGAGGTCATGAAGAACTTGCAGCCCCATTCTGGCTCAAGTAGTTTAGGCTTGGGAGAAGGATTCTGATGCTGGAACTTGCCTTACTACTTGTTGCCCTGGGCTTCCTCACTGTAGCCCTGGCATTCTGGCGCCTGTCCCAGGCCGTCATAGGCTACGGCACACATGGGCAGCCAAAGCAGGGGCCACATATTGAGGGTCCCCTGATCCCGGTCCTGATCCAGAACCTAATTGACATGGAATCCGAGACCTGGGCTAAACAGGACCTGGAAATTCAGGCCCTACAACTGTTCGAGGATCACAAGGACTGGAACAAGGTTCATAGTACCCTACTTGAGGTGCTTGGTGATCCCCATGATGTAGCCGGTCGTGCCTGGGATGTGGAGCCTGTAGCCACCGAAGCTGATGGCGAGCCAATAGCCGAGGGATTCTAAATGCCCCAACACCCTGATGGATCTCACGGCAAAGGGTCACATACCGGCACGAATCCCACCACTGAAGATGAACTGGCCAAGAGCAACCAGGAACACATGGCCAGGATGTACGGCTCCGAGTTTCCAGGCCTGAAGGACCCCAAGTGGAAGGAAATGACCGCCCAGGAGAAGGGTAGTGCATGGCTGGCCTGGGCCGGAGACCGAATCAGTGAACAGAGAGGGGAGGCTGCAGATCGCAAGCTACACTACGCGAGGCACCGGCTATTTCGTCAGGGGCTGCAGTGGATTTCCACCCGTGACAATCGGAAGTGGCGGGAGAGCGATTCGAGCAACAATCGGATCCGGGCAGTATTCAATATGGTTGGGCCCGCACTGGACTTTAGACTTTCGCTCCTACGGGAGCAGCAGCCGGGATGGCGATATGAAAGTATTGCGGGAGGCGGCACTGCCGGACGGGAGACCGCTGAGGCCCAGCAGAGTGTAGTTGAGTACGTCTTCAAGACCGAGAAGATGTGGAGGCTCGTGCAGTCCGGGGCAGCCGAGGCCCAGACGGATGGCATCAGTTGGCTGGAAGTGTTCATCGACAAAACTGCTGGTCCCCAAATAGAACGAGTTCTCAGGATCGGAAAGGCCGACGAACGGTACAAGGGGCATAAGGCTGCCGGGCACCGGGTAGGTGCAGATGGCAGACTGGAGATACCCCTGGGAGGTACCGGTGAACCCCTGGGTAAGAATGATAAGCCCGGTACGTTCACTGGCGGCAAGATCAGTACCAGGGTCATCAACGCTCATGAAACCTGGGTGGATCCAGAGGCATTATCCATCAATGGCCCTGGCCAGAAGGCCAAGTGGTTCATTATCAGGAGGCCCCGAGATATTAGATCAGCTCGACTTGAGACCGGAGTGCAAGAACTGGAGTCCGACGACAGTGCCCGGCATATGGACTTGCTGGACCTGGCATCCGACGCAGCACTTATGGGAGTGCAACGTGGGATTCCTGCGTTCCCCCAACACGGCTCTTATCGCGGCGGACATAACACCGGAAACCTGGTCTGGGAATATAAGATTTATATTGCGGGCGACAGCAAGGGCATAGGCAAGGGAGGCAAGTGGATCAGGATAATCGCTGATCGCCTGATCAAGGATGGACCACTGCCAGAAGGCCGCATACCCATGGTCAGGATCACGGACGGGAGCCCGGATGTGGGCATGTACCTCCGGCCCGAAATGTCCGACTGGATTGGTGACCAGTTGGTGATCAATGCCCTGGGCTCCAAGATCATCGAGCACGCCCGAACGCATTCTGGCTCCAGACTGCTGGCCCTGCAGGGCACCACCATTAAGGAAACCTGGAACAACATCGTCGGCTCCATCACGGAATATCAGGGTCCCAAGCCTGAAGTCATGAACATGCCCCAGGCAAGTTCAGATACCTGGAACTTCTTCCAGACTGCCATTGGCATACTAGAGGACAAGACCGGATGGACCGATCTAGCCAGGGGGAAAGTGGCGGGGGACGCCTCAAATTTCGAGGATATTTCTGGGCGCGCTGTCCTGGGTGCCAGAGAGATGTTCGAGCGACAGTTTGGACCGATGGTTCGAGCAACTGCCGATGCCATGACAGACTGGGCAGACCTCGTTCTCGTGTACGCCCGGTTCCTGTACTCGGTGCCCAGGTTGATCCCCATGGCAGGCAGGCCGGACCTAGCCAAGCGTATCGACCGCACCATGCTGGGCGACCAGAGTGTAGTGAGCGTGGACCCAGAAACCCTGATGCCCTTGCCCAGGGCATTACGTAACCAGATGTTGTTCGACCACTTGAAGGAAGGCCTGATCACCCCCAGAGAGTACCAGAAGAGATCCAGTTTTGCGGAGATCAGGAATCTTGGAATGGGAGAGGCTGATCAGTGGAACAGGGCTCAGTGGATCAATACTCTACTGGAGGAAGGCTGGGAAGAATACTTCGACATGGATCCCCTGGACCTCTACGGTCCCGACAGCGGTATCCTGGTCTTCTGGCAGGACGACTCCAACTCGCACATGAGCGCCCTTGAGGAACTCATTCTCGATGAGAGGAAGCCCTGGAAGCTCAGGAAGATTGCCGCCGATCGCTGGGGCATCTACAGTGAACTGGGCAAGTCCAAGGACTTCCCCCCAGAGCTAGAGCAACAGGGAGCGCCAAGACCGCCTGCACCACTAGAAGTAATGGGCGTGCCCAACGATGTCCTACAGCAGACTGAACCAAGTACACAACAGATAACAGGACAGACGCCACCTGGAACAGGAGCCCAGCCCGCAGCCCTGGCAGCACCAGAGACAGCACCTGAAGGGCCGGGGGCAGCCAACACAGATGCGGCCCAACCAATTGGATCATTCGGCAGGGAAGAACAGACCATAAATAGGTAACCCCAAGAGGAAAAACCCATGGCAGAGACAACGGAAACCGAAGAGACAACTGTAGACGAGAGTCTCATGAGCGCCGGTGACATGATCGCCCAAGAGATCGAGAAGACCAGTGACGCCGTACAGGCAGAAGAGGCCGGAGATGAAGGCAAAGAGACGAAAGAAGAAGGGAAAGAGGCAGGCGCAGAAGGCAAGACTCCTGCCCCTGAAGGAGAGACAAAAGAAGAACAGGCAGGTACTCCAGCCCGAGCCTTCACAGCCTTCACTGGTGATAAGGAATCCGAGGACTACAAGGCCCTTGACGGTCTCCGTGTCAAGTTTAAGGCCAACCAAGAAGAGCAGAATCTTTCGGTTGCTGAAATGGTTCGGGAGGTTCAGAAAGCCGCAGGCCTGAGCAACCAGCTAAGAACCGCAACCCGGCAGCGTGATGAAACGCATCAGAAGCTGACCCAGGCCCAGGATGAAGCCCTGAAGGGGGCCGGGAACGCCGACCTCCTGCTCAAAATCCTGCAGGATCCCAAGGCCTACCAGGAACTGAAGGACAAGTATGTGGCAGCCGGGGGAGTTCCTAGTGCAGCCGTAGCAGCCATTACGGACCCGGCAGCGGCAGCGGCAGAG